TTGCAGAGATTAGCGACCGTGAAGCTATTGTAGATGCGATCAATCGTCGGCTCGATACGGTACAGGCTAAGGCTTACACGCGTGGCGTGCGCAGTGCTATCACTAAGCAGGTTAAGATGTAATGGACTATGCCAGCTTTAAATTAAACCTAATAGCTATTGGGCTAGACACTAAAGTGTTAGATGATGCAGTGATTATTAGCGAGGGTGAGAGGCAAGTAGGTAAAGTGTTTTTAGACGGGACACACAAGTTTATTCTGGATACAAGATCACTCTCCACTGATCGAGCGTCTAGACTATTAAATAATATCTGGTTGTTCAGTGCAACGCCAACAAACTTAAGGAGGGCAAGTGAATGAACTACTACACATTTGTTGAGTTAGCCAACAATATTGGGTGTAACACTTACCGCGAGCTTACATCCGGCAAGATTACTGTACACCGCAAGGGTAGGACTATCGGAACTATCTACCCCGGCATTGGGCAAGTGAAGTTAGCCACTAGGTTTCTTCCACCTAAAGAGGCTGAGCTTATCGTTAGACTCATTACAGAGTTTTCTTCTGTGCCTGATGAGCGCCGCTTTGCATACTATGTGGTGCAACATATCAGTGGGCTGTATGTAAAAGAATACAAAGAGGACGGTGACGATATAAAGATTGTCTTTACTAAGAATAAACTGTCAGCAGCAAACAAACTAACAGCAACAGATAGAGAAAAGATAATCGAGCATAAGCTCGGCGATACGTTTGCAGTAGTGGAGTGCAATGACTGAGGAAGAATTAGACGCTGACAAGTTAGCAATCAAACAACAAGAATACATTAATCATTTAACAAGAGAGGAAGAAAATGAGTAAAGGTTTTAAAGAGCAAACAGAAGAGTATCTCGATAAACTACGAGAAGTACATAATGAATCAATTGACTTTGTATTCAAGAGTCCTGAGAAGTGGTTCGATGATGAGTACCGCCGGGCACAGATGATGCGACTAGCTAAGGGTGTTGCCATCGCAACTTTCTTTGATGACTATGTCGTATCTACTATGAAGGATATGCGCAAGAAACTACCTGATGCTGTAGGCACAGACAAGGCAGGCGCTAACTTTCTGGCTATGATCTACGCAAGCAACTTTATTGAGTCAGCTATTGAGGTATTGAATGATAACACCGAAGCAGATCAAGCGACAAAGAAAGAAAGCTAAACTAAGCCAAGAGTATGTGGCCTCCATCATGGGGGTCACTAGGCAAACCTATGCAAAGCTTGAGAAAGACCCAATGGGTATGACAGTCAAGCAGTATGTAACATTTGAGAAAATAATTGAAAAGGTGGAAAATGCTAAAGCTAAACAAATGGGATGACCTCGCACAAGAGCTGGATGAGGCCGTCTCCAATCATCTTGATAATAGATTGGACGGAGAACTGAAGGTACTCCGAGAGGAAATAAAAAAGCAACAGGTACTCAAGGTTGTAACTGACAACGGGGATAACCTAGTTAATGGTGTGAAGCATATGCAGCTGCCAAGTCTGATTAATATGGTAGGCGCAGGCCTCAACGTTATGCTTACGGGTAGTGCAGGTAGTGGTAAGACACACGCATCAGCACAGGCGGCAGAAGCGCTTGGTGTAAAGTTCTATGCCCTAAGTGTTGGTGCACAAACCAGCAAGTCTGACATTGTCGGGTTCATTGATGCAGGTGGTACATATCGTAGTACTCCATTCCGGCAAGCCTATGAGAAGGGCGGTGTGTTTGTGATGGATGAGATTGATGCAGGTAATAGTAATGTGCTGATCCAGATCAACTCTGCTTTGAGTAATGGTATCTGTAGCTTCCCTGATAAGCAAGTCAAGGCACATAAAGACTTTCACTTTATTGCTACTGCCAATACTTATGGTAAGGGTGAGAGCATGAAGTATGTAGGTCGCAACCGTCTTGATGTAGCAACGCTTGATCGGTTCACAATCATCCACTGGAATATTGATGAGAAGGTTGAGCGTGCTATTGCCGGTAATGACACAGCTATGTACAAAGCTATTATTGCTGCCAGGTCATACTGTGAGAGAAGCAATATTGATGCGATGATCACACCACGTACAACACAGAAGGCAGTTACCTTGCATAAGCTCAACTGGTCTGTTAAAGCTATCTGGGATATAGTGCTCAAGCCATATGTGCCAAGCGAGTATGTCGATGATGTTGTAGCCAAAGCCAATGAGGCTTACGAACACTCCGCCTCTAGTAGTCTGTTCGGGAGGTAGTATGTTATTACCTCGTGATTGGGCTGAACTAAAAAAGGATGGCAAGGTGACTACTGGCCTTCTGAAAGAGAAACTAACTAGTGGTGACGAAAAAACAAGGCCAGTAGTATATGCACCAAACATAAACGCGCTTGTTGACTACGTGTCAAGACATATTCCAAAAGACGGATCAAGTATTGAAGTTGGGGGTAAAGAGTGGTTTGGTACATCATCCTTAGAGGGGGCTATTGATCTATTTAGAAACAACAGATCAGGTTTGTTGCCGAAAGGTTTCAAACGACACAAGATAAATAACGTGCACTCACTTGGTATAGATGTAGAGTATAATGTCACTGGTGATTACCTAGATATAGGCAGGTATATGTCTGGAGAGCCTGAGGTGTTCGGTACGAATATCAATGGTGACCTGACAGGTAAGGTTGTTAGTGTGTATATCAATGCTAGTGTCACAGCATACTGGAGTGCTGAGGAGGTTATGCAGGGCGCAGAGAAGCTTGCTGAGACAATCAACGCCTTGTATGTAAGCGGGGCTAAGGTGTCTACTACATTCATGAGCGCAGAGGAAACGCAGTGGATAGAGGTGAAGCTGAATGACTTTGGTGATCCACTTGATCCTGTTGACCTGATTGCTGTGGCTAGCCCCGCCTTCATTAGACGATTGTGTTTTGCTATCAATAACTATTTCGGTCAGATGCACTTAGGCACAATAGTTGATGCACTAGCCAACCATAAATATATGTTGAACCAGGGCGAGGATTTGGCTGTGTATATTGCACCGGATACGATACCGAACTTTAATAGAACAGGAGCTGTCGATAAAGCCATTAGTGATATAAAGGAAGCTATTGAATGGGAGAATACGAAGACCTTAGTGCTGAAGCCGTAATGCTCAAAGAACTTAGTGAGAGTGAAGGGTTGGAGCTGTCTGTCAATGAATCTATCAGCGACATGCAGCGCCACCTCTCCCTCATCGGGAACGAGATAAAGCTATGCGAGCAGCAGGCAAAAGCATTTGCTATGATGGCTGAGTACTATGTTGAGGATGATATAGACGCAGCAGAGCAGTATGCAGAGCTAGCAAAGAATACAAACGAATTAAAACGCAGGTTATTTAAGTACTTGCGAGAAAGGAGAAAGGAGACACAGTGGCAGACGACAAGGTTGAAAAAGCTGTTGAGTCAAAGCTCAGAGAAAAGCGAGCCCAAGCCGTCCTAAGGGATGTGAAGAAGCTATCTAGCGAAACGCTAGAGGACATTGTCATTGGTGGTGAGCAAGAGCTGTCTACTCGTGAGTCAGCTGAAGAGGGTGGCATTGTTCATATCTCTGATATTGCTGATGAGATTGAGGAAGCCGCCAAGACTTGGGGTAAGGTGTCTGGTCTTACTACTGGACTGCCTAGCCTTGACGAGAGGATTGGTGGACTCAAACCAGGAGAGCTTACTCTTATTGGCGGTGAGACTAATAATGGTAAGTCTGCCCTTGCACAGAACATTGCAGTGAACGTAGCCAAGAACCATGGTGTACTATTCATTACACTTGAGATGCGTAAGGGAGAGGCAGGCTCACGCTTTCGTCATATGAACGGTGGCACTATTGAAGGGCTGGACATTTACTTTCAGACAGAGTATCAGATTGACTACCGACACCTAGAGAAGATCTTTGAGTCCGGTATTGAGGAAGGTGTAGAGCTTGTAGTGCTTGACTATCTACAGTACCTTGGTCGTGGTATGACCCATGAGGAGGTGGCAAAGATGTCGAAGCTCATGAAGCAATTGGCCCTTAAGTATGAAGTGCCATTCATTGTGATCGTGTCACTACGCAAGGCAGAAAACGGCAAGTTCAAACGTAAGTGGTTTGAGATTGAGACAGAGGATCTGATGGGTACAGCTGCTATTGGGTATGACGCAGACGTTATCCTAGTAGCATCACGTAAGAACCTAGACAATGAGTTTGAGACAGACAAGTTTTACTGTAAGGTAGTGAAGGCTCGCAACATGGCTATCGATTACGAGAAGCGTATTGCTGGGTTTGACTGGGATAAGACACGCATTACTGAACCAAAGGACGGCTGGATACCTACCTCAGCAAGAGATGTAACTGAAGAGGAATTTAATACCAAGTTCGGATTTGGCAAGACATACCGTGCATAACATATTTAACAACTACAACTGTTGACAGCCATATAAACTATAAGGTAGAATGAGAGTATGGAAGCATACGAAAATGATGAATTGATTGCAGAGCTATATAAGAGAGGTGTAGGTATTGAACGTATCTATGGTCTCTACTTTGAATTAGACTCACAATCAAACAGAGATTTAGCAGTAAATAATTTAGGATTAGGAGAAGATATAGATGCCAGCTGGAGTTAAGATTCCAACACGTGATCTACTCAACGGTACACCTCCCGCAACACGGGTGCGTACATTTGGTGACAAGGTACACGAGTTATTGGTAGCAGACAATGAGGAGAAGATGGCAAAGCATATTCCATCGGGTAAGGTGAGTGGTGGTAAGCTTTCTCGCCCACTGCTATGGAATGTGCTTAGCCTTATCGGTGTGCCAGACCCAATCGACCCATACCTGTTAGGTAAGTTTGTCCGAGGTAATGATGTAGAGGATAGAGCTATCAAGTTTCTTACGGGTATTGACGCAAGTAAAGTAGAGGATAACACACCAGTAGAGGCAGAGCCAGGCAATGTACTTGCGGGTACGTTTACATTCCAGAAGCCTGGTAGCTACCGCGGCGGTGTTGGGTATATCGACATGGCACAGGAAGTTGGCGGCATGACTGTGTACCACGAGATTAAGTCTGTAACCAAGATGGCTTACGATCGGGTAGATAAAGAAGACCAACCATACTACCACCACGCAATTCAATTAGCTTACTACTGTCTGGGTGATAATGTGTCTGAGGCATACTTGCAATACTTAAATGCCGACGACTACCGAATCACCTCGTTTAAAATTAATCCACTAGAATATAAGGAGGAGATAGATAAGGAGATAGACGACCTAAAAACAGTATTCATTACAAAGAAGCTACCGCCATTTGTTGCACTACTAGACATGCACAAAGTAAAGCGGTATCGACAATATGAGGATTGGAACTGGCTTACCCCAGATCAAATGATGGACAAATTACAGAACCAATTCCCAGAACAATATAAACGATTTATGGAGATGACAATAGATGACTAAAGAAGAGATTAAACAGAACGTCGCTGAGGCCCTTAAGGGGTACGACGGCGGGCTTATCTGTATCATCCGAGCTGATGGCAAGGTAGTCATTGCTGGTGAGGGTGACATTGAACAAGGTGTAGCACTACTTGAGATTATGCACGAGACGATGAAAGTATACGCAGACAACCTTGAGAAGAGTATTGAAAAAGAATTAAGGAGTACAAAATAATGGCACAATTCTATAACCTAACATCATTCAGCCCAATGGGCGAACCATTCAGCACACAGCACGGTACATTCCAAGGTTACTGGTGTACGTTTGAAGGTGTTGATGGTGGCGTTATGCTGAACAAAAAGCAAGGTAACGTGCCTACTACTGGTAACATCTACGGTGAGCTTGTACAGATGACAAGCAAGAAGGGTACGAACTACTGGAAGTTCAAGGGCTTGCAAACACCACAGGGCGTCACAGCCCCAGCTACTCATACAGCACAGCCAGCTGCTCAACCCGCACTATCGAGCACGCAGCTTGATGACATGGCTGAGATGCTTTTGTCCATTAAAGAGACCGTTGATGCTGTCGCTAAGAAGGTTGGTGTTGAAGTAATCCAAATCCAGCCAGCTGCTGTACCTGCCACTCCAGCGGCCGTGCCCGCTAACACTATTGCAGAGCAGCCAGGTCAACCTATCAGCAATGAGACCCTTGATAAGGTCGGAGAGCTGTTCGGTATCTAATGAAGACTGAGGAGGTTATTAATAAACTCCGCCAGCTCAAGCTTGATTATGTAAAGCAGAAGGTGGGACAGAATCCGGCTGTCCTGCCTTCCCACCTAGCTGAGTTTCTTGGCTACGCTACTATCCTGTATGACCACTATGCAGAGTTTATCCAGGCCTATCGGCAACTAGAGTACAAGGTACTTAGTGAGGAGTCTGGTGATAGGGCAGAAGCCTTGGAGGCTGGTAAGCGTGTGAGCATGGCAGAGATGGAGCGTAACATTACACTACGCATGGCAGAGGTGAAGGGCAAGCGTGAACGTCTAGAAGCAGTAGTAAAGGGCGTTACATTACACATCAACGGTTGCCAATCACTTATGCGATCATGGGGAGATGAGGCAAAGGGTGTACGATGAGAGAGCGAGACAGGAAGCGTATAGAAACTGTAAACCGCAAATGGGGATCATGGGGCAAGATGTTAGAGGAGAGACTGCATCCTGCCTACCGTATCCTTGGCGGGTATAATGGAGGTATAAGGCGTGTCAAAAAAGGGTTTGCCAGGATGGACAAAGAGAGGTTTCGGGAAATGGTGGAAAACCGAGAAAGGGATAGCCGCGGTAGATTCATTTCTAAAGCGGACGCTCAGCGGCTTGCCACCGATAGAGAGAGGGATGCCAGAGAGTATCGAGACGAAGTACATAGTCAAGAGCGATCTGTCCCCCGTAGTGTTTTACCGCAAGAAGAATGCACAGGATCTAAAACATTTGCTATCAATCTCGAATCATCCAGCGGAGATAGTGAGAGTAAGAATGGATAGCGAAGGCTATATACTGGAGGAAACTAAACTGTGAGGAAGTTTATCACATGGCTCAAGAGCCTCTGGAATAAGCAAGAGATTGCATTAGAGAGAGACATTGCAGATCAAATGTTTACCCAGAAGGACATGAAGGAAATGTACCGGCTAGGAGCTAAGAAAGGCTACGAACTTGGCTTTGATGCTGGTAAAGAAAAAGGCCTGCAAATTGCAAAGCAGGCTGCAAGTGAGATGCTAAAGCGAGCACTCAATAGTTAAGGTTAGGCCTCTCTCTGAGGCCCTTCCTTAGCCATCGAGCATATCACCATAATACCCAATCAATCGTTCAAGTTCGATATTGGATATTTTTTCACCAGATGTTTTTCTCTTTAGAAGTTCATTCACATGAGCCTCACCATACTTGTTGATCATGAACTTGTAGTACTCTGGGATATTGCCCTCATCAAACCTATTACACCTACGACACTGAGCGTGTACGTTTGTCTCATCCCAGCGGGTAGGCATCCACTTACGGTTGATAAAGTGCCCTGCATCTGCCTCCTCATAAGGGAGTGTGCGTCCACATGACACACAGATAAACATACCATCCTTGGTATCTCGCTTACGGATATACTCTGAGAAGAGCCTATCTAATTTGTTGACTAGTGATTTTCTATTTGATTTACGTTTCTTCATACATACATTATACAACAAGAAAACCCCTACCGTACAGGGGGGGCAGTAGGAGTCTTCTTGGAAAGGAGGAGTTTTATGTCAAGTGTTTATTTTGACATACTCAGTATAGCACACTAGTGCCATAGGCACAACACGCTATTGCGCTAACTCTTCAAAAACCAGTCCCTTAGTGCGTCTTTTGTCTTCCATTTCTGGATAACCATATCAGCAAACGTACCGGTATGGCCAAGCTTCTGTAGCCAGCTAATCTCTAGCTCGTGTAAGTGATAGCCTGTAGCACCTTGAGACTTGAGCCATGCCATCCATCGGTCACGTACTGTACCATCTCCTACTGGTGTTGCTGGAGCTTGTGGGCGTGGAGGCTCTGGTGCAGAGTCTGTAATACTTGGGGCAGAAATAAGCATGTCAGTCGGAGCGTTAGCAGTACCGCGGGTGTCAAGCTTAAAGCCGACTATGTCATTCGGGTCATAACCTGATGCGGTATACTCAATCGTATATTGCTTCCAACTACTGGTTAGTGTGTGATTTTTCTGGCCATAGATATTCCATCCACCTGCACGACGCTGAACCATCATAACGAACTTGCCCGTACCTTTTGCCCAGACATTAAAGTAGGCATGGTTAGGGAAATTGTTTTTGCCCATAAAGATAAGCTGTGATGTGGTTGGGTTATTAGCGACAAAAGCGTACACAGGCTTACCATCGATTGGCCCTTTCTCTGTCGAAGGGTTTAATGCTGACCCTGGTTTAAACCAACTATTCAGATCGTCATTAGGTAGACGGTTCTCTTGAGGTGCGGGTGCAGCCCCTCCCCCGCCACGACCTGAGTGACGAGAGAGATAGCTTTCGATATGGAATGGCCGTAGATACCCGCCAAACATTACCGCTTACCTGCTTTGGCAGCCACAGTCACAAGACCAGCAGCCTGCAGACCAAAGGCAATACCTTCGTACAATACTGCGTCCGTGAGCACAAAGTTGCCAGTTACAAAGTGGTAACCAATACCTGCAGCAACAGCAAGGATTACCTTACCTAGGCCACCCCATTCTTTTTTGTTGAGCATGTCAAAGATCTTGACGATTGCTGGTACGATAAGTAGACTTAGTGCTTCCATTGTTTTCTCCTATTGTTTTTTAAAGATACCTACAATAGCGTCTAAAATGGCCTGTAGTAGGTTTCTAATGTCTTTTAGTATAGTTGTAGTCTCTTCAGCTTTAGGCTGCTCTGAGGGGCTCTCAGGGGTCTCTGCGGGCAATTCTGCTTGATGAGCATTATCGGGCTGAGGAGCAGCTGCACGGTCTTGAGTAGATGGCTCTACTTCTGGTTGAGGCGTAGGCTCAGAAGCAGGAGTTTCAGGCTGAGGTGTAACCTCTGGCTCTGGCTTTGCAGCACCTTTACCTTCATCCTTCTTGGCCGCTTCAGCAGCACGGGCCTCAGACTTTTTTTGCTCTTGGCGTTGTTTGCTCTCTACACTATTGAGCAGATCTTGCTCAACCATTGTCCAGTTCCAGCCATTGCGGATCTGATTGCGGTAGTGCTCAAGCCCTTGTGAGTCTGGTAGACGGCCAAGGATGTCCTGGTAAAGACGACTAATCTCGTGTGTCTCTGACTCATATGCTTCACGTAGTGCACGGTTACGAGCCTCTACTCGCTCTGCTACAACCTTACCTTCTGCGCTGTTGATAAGATCCTGCTTGATCTGTTCCCAGTTCCAGCCCTTATCAATCTGGCTAAGGTAGTGTTGCTTGGCTGCATCATCTACGTCACGCTCAAGGATCTGGTGGTACAGACCGTTCAGGAAATTAATCTCATCCTGACGATCACGGACAGCCTCTTGCATTGTGCGGCCATCGCACGAACCACTCCAGCCAGTGTAGACAGGACGGTACATACCAAACCAAGCGAGCAGCTCTTCAATGGAGTGGTAGACATTACGAGAGCCTGAGTGAACCTCTGAGTCGTGAATATCAATACCACCCTGATGGCGCTTGATGATGAACACGTGGCCATAGTCTGTGTACTCGCCTACAGTAAAGTCTAGAAACCCATACACCCACTCATCCCAAGGTAGCTCACCCGTGTTGATACGGCCGGCATTAAGCTCATTAAGATAAGCAGCACGGGCGCTTGGTGTGCGGCTAGGGGCGTTGGTAGCGTCATCCACATACTTCAAACACCAGCCACGTTGAGCTGGGATGTTGAGGTTTGGGTTATACACTTGAGCCACTGTCACCTCCTAACTGGTCTTGCTCGACAGGAATGTCGACTGCTGTTGGAAAGTCGTTCATAACTTTTCTCCCTTTTAAATGTTTATACAGTTGCTATCACCATCGATCTTGTATAGCCTGCGGTACGCGGTGTTCGCTTCACCGTCGTACTTCCATGCTACCCATGATGTTTGGTTGCCTGAGTTATCCTTGACGTTGACGCATGACAGCTGAGGTGATGCACCGTCCTTGCCATCCTTACCATCAACACCGTTAGTGCCATTACTTCCTGCCACGCCTGTCGCCCCTTGACATTTACCGCTAGCGCAATACTTTGCTACTGCCTCTGCTACTTGCTCGTCTGTTGCGCTTTTACCGTCTTTGCCTGTCTTACCTGTACACTGACCATTCTCGCAAAAAGCAGAAACCGCCTGGAGTACCTGGGCGCTTGTGGGGGATTCAGAACATTTGTTTGTCAGACAGTAGGCCTTTACAGCTAGAGCAATCTCTTGTGCGGTAGGTGGTCTACCATCAGCTCCGTCCCTACCGGTGACCGTGCCAACCTCCCTGGACTCACCTGTTGAGTATGTGACTACTAGATTGCCTGAACCGTTTAGTCTAGCATCTACAATCTGAGTGATAGGCTTTTCTATTTTTGTTCCACCGCTGATGGTGATTGATTGGCCTGGTTGAAGAGTAAGACTCTTGTATAGAGTATAGATACTAAATGATAGGCTGAACAACATCATCACTGTTAGAATCTTAAGTAGCCAATCTTTCTTGATCCAAGCAATGATATTGTTCATCACATGCCTCCGTTTTTGCTGAGTAAGGCAATAGCGATAGGAATAAACGACGTGAGCACTGCGCCTACTACGAGACGGAATAGCCACTTATTGCGCTCTTTAGCGTCCTGCGCCGCGTCCTTTAGTTCTTTTACGCCTCCCTCTAGATCATGTACCTTGGCCTCTATATCTTTCTTATAAAGCTCAAGCATATACACAGGGACAAACATTCCCTCTTTGCGAGTCTCGTGGGCCTGGATGGCGTTGTCGACCATCTCTTTAATCTCCCACCGGTTCATTGATTGATTCTCTGCCATTGTTTGTTTTTACCTTTTTACACTATTATACACCAGCTATTTGCCAGTGTATAGTAGCGCCCTATTTGTTATATTTTACTCAAATCGCTTTGTAAACTCGATGATGACATTAATCTTACCATCCTGTCCTGAGGTGTAGGTGAGCTGTCGTTTACCACCAAAGTCTGCGAACTTGAGGATAAACACCTGTGTATTAGGAGAGGCTGGGTTACGGAAGTTGTTAGCCCATCGCTCACCTGTGTCACCGATATTGATACATGCATCTAGGCGTACAAGCTCATCGATATTAGCGACAACATCATCGATACCGTATACCTTCTCTACACCGTCACCTCGTCCTTGGAATGATAGACACTTGCGGTATACCTGCTTGCCCATCCATTCGAACCCAACTACTGGGCGAATCTCTGACGTGTAGCCTGGCAGTGTAGAGAGTGGGCCGTGGTTGTAGTGAACTACACGCTCAATACCCGAACCGTTGGTGATAACCTTTGCTACAAGGATACGATCTGCACGAGGTGTTGGTGCGTCCGAGTTAAGGTTATACTCCTCGAAGTACTCAACCTTATTGGTATCGATGCTTACGTACGTGTCCTTATTAGGAGAGAAGGTATGTTGATCGGTTACCTCTTTAACATAGCGGCGTCCATTGATGTAGTAGACGATCCTACCCATGCTTGCACGAAAGCCGGTCTGTTTAAAGTAGAGGCCAGTGTTAGGGACAATGTGGTCGCCAATATCCTCATCGATGAACTGAGTGAGAGTGTTGGGGAGATTCAATGCCTCCTCTAGATCCTCTGCTGTAACGTTCATCTCAACCACCGAACCCTTAAGGTGAGAGGTGGCTGTTGTGCCACCAAGCCCTCGTGCTACGCCACGTAGCTGGTTACCTGAGATAGATCCAAACGAGATAATCTCCCGCTTGTCTTTGTTACGCGCTTCGATTACTAGACGCCCTGGGGCTGTCTTTGGTGGTTTCTCCACGGTAATGGTTGTATCTGTTGCGCTAATCTCTGCGAACAGTTTTGTTGAGTAGAAGTTTTGCCAAGCCATTGTATATCCTTTTCTTCTTATTATATTCTATTTCTTACGTGATCGTCCAGTTGCGCTAGCACCAAGCTTAGCCCGTGTACGGCTTCCACCGCTACCTGCTTTAGCTGCGTTTACTACAGCCTTAAGGATATTGAGGTTAGCCTCTTTTGGTTTGGTTGGGTTGTATACAGGAGTGAGCTGTGTAGTAGTTACATCGTTGAGGGCGTTCTTCTCGTATGGGTTGTCCCGGCCACCGCCGCTTCCACCTGAACGTCCGCCAAAGCCACCACGGCTGAAGCCACCTCGTGCAAATCCACCACCTCGTGAGAAGCCACCACGCTTTTGGTTCTGGTCATAGTTTGCGTCAAAGCCAAAGCTCTTGTTGAAGTACACCTCTGGTGAGAGTGGTGGGTAGCCTTCGATCCTGCGCATAGCGTTGACACGTACCAGACGGTCTTGGTTGTATTTATCAAAGGCAGCCTTGAGCTGTTCTTGGTTGTTGGTATAGAAGGCCTTGGCTGCAGTTGGATCACTTGCTTTGATCTGGTAGTACTGCTTGATAGCTTCAGGCTGTTCTACTGGCATTGAGGCTTCTTGGTAGGCCTTCACCCGCTCGTTCATAGTAGCGTCGTTAGAAGGCTTAGACTTATAGTACTCTGCCTGTGCTTTGTAGAAGTTGTTCTGCGCTTGTTCGAACTGTTGATACCAAGGCTCTGTAGCACGGAGAATCTCCTTAGCTTCCTCATCCTCACCTGTTGGTCGGCTGCGCAGCTCAGATACATACTTAGCCTGCTGAGGTGTGAGCTTGAAGATTGGATCAATAGGCTTGCCGTCTGCACGGAATTGTCGTACTGCCTGCTCCTTCATGAAGTTGAACAGACGACCAGATGTATCACTGTTGACAACATCCCATTTCTCTGGGGTGATTACATCACCAACCTTACGGCCAGTCTCACGATCCTTGGTCGGGTTGTTGATCTTGAAGTAAGCATCAACCAGATCAGGGTTTTGCTTGAGGAAGTCATTGACCTTATTGACGTTATCCTCATAGTAGTTCTGGCTAGCGATACGCTTCTGTCGTGCATCCTTGTCGTTGCTCTCAACCTTGAAGCCGAGGGCACGTGCTACTGCTTGACCTAGATCACGCTTCTTGCCGTAGTAGTCCTCGCCCTTAGTAGCGGCTGAACCGATAGCATCTACCTCGTTAGCGAATGGTAAGTAAGACATAGCAAGGTGGCGTAGGCGGTTGTTGCGTTGCTCTTCTTCAGAAGGCTTACCGTTGAGGGAGGTAACGTTCTTGCCATCCTTTTCGTAGATGACCTTGTTCTTAGGATCATCAATCTGTCGACCCATAAAGTCACGGTTAGCTAGCTCGTCTGCAATTGGGCGGAAGGTAAGCGAGCTGACAGCCTGCTCTGGTGCGAATACGGTATCACCCTGAGCGTTCTTACGGAATGGAAGGGATAGCGGGTTGAGCTGATCAATCGTAGCTGATGTAGCATCCTTGTTGTCTGGAGTGATTGGGAAGTTCATACCTACTGCACGAGCAATGTTTACTGAGCTGTCACCTACAGGAATATTCAGAGATACATCCTTATCTCGACCTGTGAGTGCCTTGTTGATGAGCGAGGTAAGCGGGATACGTGTCTGGCCTACAGCTTCCTCACGAGCATTACGCTCAGCTTCTGTCTCACCAGCAGCCTTGCTTGCTGCGTCAGATGCAAGGGCTAGACCACCAACACCAGCTGCTAGACCTAGTGGGTTGTTCTTTGCAGTGTTCTTTGTAATACGACCAAGCTCTGGGATAAAGCGAGCAAATGGCTTACCTAGGACAGGTGAGTCTGCGACCATGTTGATAGCCCGACCAACGTTGTCATAGTCCTGGAATTGCTCACGCACAACACGCATGGCAGCATCATCGCTGTAGCCACGGGCTTTCAATTCTCGGTAAGTAGCAAGCTTGAAGGCTTCGTCTGTACCACCGTAGAAGCTTTCTAGCCCACCCAGGGCTTTGCGTAGTGTATTAAAGCTTGGCTTCTCTGTCTGGGTAAGGAGAGAGTTGATCTTGAGGGCTTCCTTTTCTGGAGCGCCTCGTAGTGCACGACCCGTGTCTCCACCAAGGATACCAGCCTTACGTAGCTTGTAAATGTCTGCGTTTACCTTGTTGCCCATAAGATCACGAGCAGCACCTAGTGCACGAGCGGCAGCAGTAGCTGGATCAATACCTGCACCAGTTGAGAATAGAGTAAGGTTAGACCCGATGTTACCTACGTGTGTACCGGGTGAACCAACTGTCTTTGTCCACTTACCTGCACGATCTAGCTTGCCTAGCTTGCTGTTCTGGTAAGAGTCGATCAGGCCTTGGGTGCTCTTAGCAATGTCAGACTTGAAGATAGGGTGTCCCTCAATAGTCTCTGCAATCTCACGGTCTACCCAGCGACCCTCTAGTTTGCCGTACTGCTTACCCTTTAGCTGTACAAAGCCGCTATTAGGGCGAGTCTTGAACGATGCAATGTTTTCGAACAGATCATTAGCTGCGTCTATCTTAGCCTTATTCTCTAACGCCTTCTTGAGACGGGCGTCCTGTGCTACGAATGGATCAACAAGCTTGTCCTTTACTGCGTCATCAATCTTGTCCCACTTAAGACGATCAATACCTGCTGTCTTGTCTAGCCTGTTTAAATCAACGTCGCCATACTTGCCGGTAGAAAAGTCAATGTCGTACATGCGTGGTGTATGCATACCGTCTTTAAAGGCCTCATATGTCTTGTCGTTGATGATACCCAGGTTGTGGTTAATCTCGTTACGTAGCTTGTTGAGCTGGATACTCTCCTCTACGACACTGCGAAGGCTTGCAGGTAGTTGGTCTGGAGTGATCTTGTAATTGTGGTCTGCGCCATACCGGTAGGCCAATACCTCTGGAGACTCAAACACGCGGTCTACCATCTCACGGATCTGTGGGTTAGTCCACCCTGTCTCCTTGCCGGCCTTCTCAATAGCTTTGTTGCGACGTGCTGCGATCTGGTCTACTACAGCACCAGCGTTGTTTATCTGGCCTTTGTAGCGGTTCAGGGCGGCACGCTCTGCATCTGTACGACCAAACATACTCCATACGTTTCGTGGAGCTTGAGCTAGGGTAGAGGTAATCTTGTTACGTGAGTTGATACCCTTTGAGAGTACCTCGTTTGTAGCGTCAGAAAGCTTGTTGCCTAATGCTTGCTGGATTCTTGGTAAGAGACCAAGTGTCTTACCAACTACACTGTTACGAGCCTTGCCATCAATGTCATACCCCATAGCGCGCATAAGGTCATCTTGTAGATCTGATGATGAGCGCTTGGCTGCGTCTGCCGCGTCAAAGTCGTAAGCGTTGTTAGCTTGTACCTCTGATGACTGTGCTGGAGCTTTTTGTTGTACGCCCTCTACTGGAGTTGTCTCAGCTACTTGTTGCTCACGGGCTTGCTTAATGTCGTCAGAAAGCTCCTGGGTTTTCTCGTTTAGTTCCTTTTCTTGCTTAGCCACAGCTTCATCTGTACTAGCTTTGTTCTGGTTAATCTCCTCAGTAAGCTCTTGCGAGCGTTGTTCAAGCTCAGTCTTTGCCTGCTCTTTTTGTTGAGGGGTCATGTTAGGATCGTTGTCGATCTTGGTCTCTGCTTGCTCGATAGCTTTAGCCTCTACTGGCGAGGCGTCTTTGGTGGCCTCTTGTGGTGCGCCTTCCTTTACTGGGGCGTTGGCCTCTACCTCATCGTTCACACGAGGGCGGGCCTCACGATCCCTGAGGTTAAGGTCATCTAGCTGATTACGAGCAGAAGCTTCTTTAAAGCGAGGGTCTTCATCGATCTTAGCTTTAACGTCTTCTCGCTTAGGGGTATTAAGTTCTGGCTCATCTACCTTTGCGCGATCGTTGAACTTTGGCTCTTCGTCTAGTTCGTTCTTGATAGCACGTACCACGTCATCATCTGCGCTGCTTGCAGCTTTACCAATCATACGACCAAGCATACCCAGCCCGATTGGAGCTAGGTAGTTTACTGCCGTTCCTTCTGGTGTAACCTTGTTGTGGAGTGCGTCGTTTACTGTGTCTGCAGTACCTGTGATGGCAGCTTCCTTGGCTGTTTGGCCTAGTGCGTTAGCCCATGCACGAGTACCAGACTGTGCTGCTTTTGATCCAGCCTGTGCACCTGTAGCTACTGGTACAAACTGTGAAGCTTTGACACCCGCGTCAGTAAAGTCACCAGCAAATTTACCAAGACGCTCTAGTTCATTCATGTGCTCAAGACCATTGTCACCAACCTTTACCTGGTTGTTGATGTCGAGACCAACCTTCTCCTCAAGGATTTGCTTGAGCTTGTCCTTACTGATGCGACCAGCTTTGTAGTCTTCATTAGCTTTGAGTAGCTCCTCTTGCACGCTCTGCTTTGTCTTGTCATCAAGCATGCCGATAGATGTACCAATACGACCAGCGGTGGCCTTCACTGGGTCTTCAATGACGTTTTCGTATAGCCATTCACCCGCACGCTGAAAGTCGCTCTTACCGTCATCGATACCGTATTTCTTACGGCGTGCGTCAATCTCCCTATTAGACAAACTACCAAGCTCGCTTGCTCGGTTCTTCAGGGATTGGGTGAGGCCTCGGATGTAGCCTTCGTTGGCCTGGTCTCCCTTGGCTAGCTCTTGCCGAAGCTTTGCAGCGTCTGATTCATAATACCTGCCACGATCGTTCTGTGGTTGTGCAGTAGCAAGTTGAGCAGCCTCTGCGTGCTGTGGGTTGTTCTTCTGCTCTTCAACCTTCTTCTGCTGTTGGAGCTGTGCTTGTACCTTCTCCCTAATAGCAGCTTGGGGATCTTCTGTCCCCTGGTGTGAAACGTTCTGGTTTAGTTTGCTCTTGTCTACCTTTGGCTTGTTCTTTTGGACATTAAGCTGGTTGGTAGGTTGAGCCTCTTGCTGTTGTCCTTGGAAGCGTTGAGCCACCTGTTGCTGAACAGGGGAGAGTGTTGCATCTCCCCCGCCATCATATTGGAAGTTTTGCTGTGGGGCTTGGTAACCACCGCCGCCACCTCCTTGGCGTCCTACATAGGTATCGCCTTGGAATAGCTCTGGCTCATAGCGTTTTACGTTTTCGCGGAAACGCCGATTAGACTCACGCCATTCATCGTTCGTGAGCCAACCGTTACCTTTTACGGCGTTACCAACTCTTTCAAAAAATCCCCACACGGTCTACCTCCTACTGCTGTGCTGTGTAAGCGTCACCAAACTGTGCCGCGTTTTTCTTTTTAATCTCGTCAATCTGGCCCTTGTTTGCACCAGCAGCGTTACCGATACTATCGACAGCAGCTTCCTTCATGCCGCCACCAATCGAGCTTTTGAGGATAGAGTCAAGTGCGCTACTCAGGCTGTCTGCACGACCACCATCACCGGTAAGCTCAGACAGTTTGCCTCGAGCACCAGACTCGGTGTTCATGTTACCAATGTCAGCCTTGACGTTACCGATCTTGTCCTCAATGCTGTTACGGCCACCGCGTAGCTCAGTAAGGTCTTTAACCTCATCTGCACGACCATTGAGGCGGTTAGCGCTCTCATGATCAGCACGCCACTTAGCTTTCGTACCTTCAACGTAGTTACCAAGCTTAGCCAGGTCTTCTTCTTTGTTTTTCTTGATCTGCTTGTTAGTCTCTTCAAACCCACTCTTTGCGCTGTTCTTTGCGTAAGTCCGGTCTGTTGAGTCACCTGAACCAAGGGCCGCGTAGCTGTTGTCGATAGTAGCAACACCGTCAGCATATTTCTGTGCTGCCTTACCAAGTTGCTGGCCGTATTCGTCCTCAAGCTCACGTGCGCGCTCTGCGGCTACGTTATCAAGGTTACCAAATAGTTGGTTGTAGAGGGCATTAAGGTCATTGACTCGTGCGTGAATATCGCCACGAAGCTTGCCTCGCTCTGCGTTTTCTTGTGCCTCACGAGGGTCTACCTGTGGTACTGCACGACGCACCGGTGCTGCTGCACGACGTGGTGCTGCGTATCCACCACCTCCGCCAATCGCTTGTCGGTCTGCTGCTTGAACCTGAGCTGCTTGCCGAGCGTCCCACGCCCGTTGGTCTGCGTCCATTGCAGCTAATTCATCAGCAACCTGTCCAATAAAGTCTGAGAGTGTTGCCATTACTTTGTTTCTCCTGTTTATTTTTTATAGTTATAGTATAGCATTTGACTATAGGAATGTGTAGTTACCGTCTTGGTTCTGAAGATCCTTGAGCTGGTAGACAAGTACCCACCCTAGTAGAGTAAAGGTCTCGCCAACCGTATCATTACTGAAGCGGATCTTGAGTGTGCGCGAATCAATATTGACACCAATCTCATATGTGGTGTGAGAGGTGTTTGTAACTGATGATCCACCAGACCCACCTGTATTAGACAGACCTAGGTCGTTCTCTGTGTATGTGTCTGATTGAGATGTACCGTAGATCAACTGCCCAAACTCATCTGTACCGAGACCGCCGGGCAGTCCTGTTGAAAGCTCTACTGGGCGACCAGCTGTACCGTTCTCTGTCTCGTAGGAGATTTGCACACTACCTGTAGTAAGGCGGAATATTGGGAATAGCTCGTACCAGTATTTCTCCCGCTCGATAGACTTTGCCTCAAATGCACGGGTAATGAATACCGCTTCGATTGGTTCACCGTTGTCATCGTATTTGCCCCAGACAAACTCCTGGATTTGTGTAGTCTTATCGTCAGCAAAGATCAGGTGGTATTTCCTGTCATTGTCCTTGTCTACGAAAGCGAGTATATCGTTGGCGCAAACATTGTCCCATAGAGCCCATGCATAGAATCGTCGGTCGTATACAATAAGTGTGTTATTTCGTTCACTATTGAGAGGAACTGAAAGCCAGTACCTGTCGTCGTAGTATACTGCAGTACACCGTGTGTATTGGGCTGGTGGAATGTCTTTGAGGAGGTTCTTGATACGGCTTGAAAGCTCATTCGTACGGATAGCGGCGTAGTAGTTTGGTTCGTTACCAAGGACATAAACACCCTTATCTGTAAGGAAGTAGCAGTCGTTTTCTACTGATGCGATGGTATTATGTGACACACAGCCGTATGAGCTTGACACCCGCTGAACCACAAAGTTGTTCGAGTCATTGAATGACAGCTGAAAGATAGACCGTTCCTTGAACACAATAAGGACATCCTGGAAAAACCCTAGGCCTGTTACTGCCTGGCCGTCGTTCTTATTAATATCGATAGCGCGAGATGTTTGGTCGCCTGCAAAGACAGTAGCACCTGGTACTTGCTCTGCGTTGTTGATAGCAATGTCGTTTGGATCACTTGGTGCAACACTGTTAGTAAAGCGGCTTGGTTCTTTTGCCGGCGCAAAGTATAGACGGAATGGTTGGCCTGGTGTACCAAAGGCTACGTGGTAACCCTTGTAAATAACAGACCCCTCTGCACGAGGCATAGTACCTGGACGCTCTAGTTTGTTGCCATCCCATACAACACCACCGTTCGTCTTGTCCCAGATGTATGTCTTCTGGTAAAGGGAGGTAAAGTTGACTACCTTGTCCTTGTCGACCGTTACTGTAGTAGACAGGGGTTCGCTCAATGCACGGTTCTGGTACTTACGGATATTGCCACCGTCAGCAAGCATGACATAGTTGAACCGCTCTGATTGGTACGCACCTAGGCCATTTGATGATGAGGACAGGTTGAAGTTCAGGGCCTGGTATCCTGGACGCTTTGTTGCTGCACCACCCTCTACGTATTCAATGTTCTTTGTGCCATAGGTTGATTCCTTGTCATTTGCAAGGATGTCAGCCACAAGCACGTTAAGACCACGTGATGGGTTCATTACACGAATATCATTGTATCGTGCATTAGCGCTTCCGGCACGTAACCTGTGTTGGGGTTGTTGTGTCCAGCGTACCATACTAGTCTCCTACGTCTCCTGTGTATGTACCCATAACATCCTGGTAGGTGGTGATGTGTCGTGGTGTGTGCCTTTGGGCTAGGCCTACTAGGCGATCAAGCTCAACATGGAATTGATCCCACTCTTGGGTAACATCTGCGTGAGCGGGGTTGTCTGCCTCTTTGGCGTAGATCACTGCACCGAGTGCGATTGCCATTGCTGATGGGAATGGGACTTTCTTATTGGAGGTAAGTGCTGGTGGTTCTGTTTGGTAGGTCATAGTGAACTTGTTTGCACCAACAGCTTTGTATAGACCTTTGTTCTGGTCAAACTCAAATGATACTGTGGTTGAGCTACCTGAGCCAAGTTGTACCTCTGAGACACCATCAATACTGCGCCAGCCTTCTAGATCAAAGTCATCTGGCAGGTAGCTGATGCCCTGGTTGTTTGGCGCTACTGTTGCACGCTTCTTACTGAATGTCCATGGGTAGTACCGCCATGCGTAATCAAAAGCATCTTGGCAGTATCGCTCAAGGTTGTCTGTCTCACCTGCTGGAAGGTTCTTGCGCCCCATCAGGTTGTTGAGTCGGATAAGTACGTCTGATAGATCAATCATATTAGTTCACCCGATATTCTGGGAATACCTCCCTTAAGTCTTGTACTAGGCCGTTTGTAGCACTACGATCCTTTGACTCCTTCTTTGCGGTGTCGAATAGGCGAGACTTGCCATCAAGCATCTCATCCACACCTACGATAGCCTGCCAGGTCATGCGTGGTACACTCACGCCGAACTTTAGACCCATAGCGCCTTTCTCTTTTTTCTCGTACACCTTGTTCTCACGTGTCTTTTTAAGTGCACGCTGTTGAGCTTTCTGCTCTTTAAGGGCTTTTGGATTGGTTTTGCCGAGTAGGTCGTGAACCTTTCTCCAGCGTTTTTTGTAGTCTGTCTCGTTGACAATGTCTTCTGCTAGTATAAAGTTTTTTGTTTTCTTCATTTTTAAATACCTCTTACTAAATTATACCAAAAAGAAACCCCCCTGGGTAGGGGAGTCTCCTCTAGCTGAGCACAGAAACTAGGCGTTCTTGATACCCTTGACTGCCATGTTGGCGGCTTCGTAGAGGCCTTCGAGGGTAGCTTCACCCACGATTGCACCCTTCTCGTAGTCACCACCCTTTGGTGCATCCATGTTCTTTGGCTCACGGAGATACGCGATCTTCCAGGTTGCCTCAGTAAGGACAAGGAGGTTACCAGTGTCAGCAGCAGCTTTCACGCTGTTGATGAAGCGGTGCTTAAAGATCTTAACGATACCAAAGTCACTCTCGTACACGTCTACAGCGTTGACCAAGCGGCGGTCTTTAGCCTCGATGTTTCGAGTGTTGCCAGCAGTAAAGCTGGAGATGGTTCGCTTACCACGAGCACCAACGTAGACAGCGTCAGCGTTACCGCTAGCAGCCTGGCTGGTGTCCCAGACCTTCTGGAAGTAGTCGTTGAGCAAAGCTTCCGTCAGGTTGTTGTTAAGGTTAGCGACCTTGTTGGTGGTGATTTGGTCAAAGATACCACCCATCTCACGAGCCGTAGTAGCGTTACCGGCGTTGGCTACACCGTGCAGCAAAGCCCACTCGAGCTTGTGCTTCCAGTTCACCATAGCTTTAGCGCTGTGGTAGGCCTTTGGCGAGGTCATGCCTGCGTGCTTCGAAGCTTCCTCAGTGCCAGACACCTTCCAGTCTTGGACGATGATCTGGGTGTAGTTCGTCTTGCGAGTTGGGTTGGTTACATCCCCAGCACCGTAGTCAGCACCCTCAACCGCTTTCTTGTCGTTCGATGTGTCAGTAAGCGTATCGTAACCATCTACCAACCACTGGTGAACGGGTTGCTCAGCCTTGCTTTTCCCGAGGCCGGTAGTCAACTGCGTTTCAGTTGGGTAGAGATTAGTGATGTAGCTCAAGACATCTTCGACAACAGCCTTGTTGTTGTATGTCAATGATTGGGCCATTTTTTATATCTCTCCTGTTTATTTTTATACATACATATAATACCACAGGAGAGATTTATAAAACAATAGCTGCTAGAATGTGCCTTCGTCGATGCGCTGCTGCAAGATCTGGGCTAATGCGTCTGCCCCACCCTGCTCGATCATGCGTGCCTGGTCAGCTGCACTTGGCTTCTGCTGGACTGGTTGGCTTGCGCCGTTCGTCGTAGGTTGCACTTGAGTGTAGGTTGTTTGGACTTGGCTGTCTGCAATGCCTTGGCGGTACTGATTGCCAGCAATGTTGATGATGCTTTCAGCTGCCTGCGATGGAGTCATCATTGTGCCATTCTGGAGCGCTTGCATGCGGACTGCGTGGACAATGTTGCGAACCTGTGGGTTCTTGAGTGACGGGTACTCATCCATCGCTTCATTCCAGAGACGCTGCTCGCTGTTACGGATAGTCATCTGCTGCTGAACTTGCTGCATAACCTTCTGGCTGATCTTGTCGAAGGCGTCGCCAAAGAAGTTGTTGATGCTCTCTGGGTCATCTGGGTTTTGAATGTCAGTAACCTTTGGAAGTGCTACCTCTTGCTGCTCACCAAGCAAACCGCTCATGTATTCATCATAGCTCTGGTAATGAGGAGTTTGAGGCTGTGGCTGAGTAGCCTCCTGTACCTGTGGCTGCTGCGCAGGCTGTGCTTGCATAGGTTCAGCCATCTGCTGAGGTTGCTCTTGTGGCTGTTCTTGCGGAGCTTCCTGCTGCATGTTGGTGTCAACTGCTTGAGCCAGTGCGTCTACTGTAGTTGGTTGTTCGTCCATTATTTTCTCCTATTAGTTTGTTAGTTATATTTTATCATAGATGAATATCTCGTTGCAATTTGGGTTTGCGCAGGCAAACGTATTGCTATTGAGGTCATCTTCTATGCGTACTAATGTTTTGTGTTTACACTCAGAGTCGTTGAATGAAACAAGTTCCTCTGGTGCGATGCCGTCTACAAAGTCTCCGCCGTGCATCTTGGTAATGCGAGAGGAGAGAGTCTTGTCACGCTCTGGGCTACGATTCGAATTGTCGGAGTTGGTCATCAATCTCTCTCACTGTCTTAGCTGTTGTATCATCCTCTGCTCGTGCAGTAATGACGTTGCGGATTGAGCGAAGCCCACGGACTCTCCCGTGCAGGCTCAGATATGTGTCGCGATCAAGCGCTTCGTTCTTGGTCATAGCATTTACGGCGATAGTAATCTCGTCATCTATAACCTTGAGCACGAACTTGCCAGCCTCTGTAGATAGCAGTGCTTCTGCTGCAATGTGCTCTTGAAGCCTAGCCCGGTTAAAGGCTAGGTTCTTCTTGAGTTGTTCTATATAATTTTCTTCCATTTATTTCCTTTCTACCCAGCTAGGGTTGGGTTCTTTAGTGAGCGAACAGGGAATGTGTCTGGCATAGACTTGCCATCAGACTGCGTTGTAAAGTCCTGTGCCCCTGGTGCTACTTGAGGCTGGATTGCTGCGGGAGCTTGTGGCTGTGCTTGGGCTGGCATCTCTGGGGCTTCCTGCGGTTGACTCTGTGGTTGGCCTTGAGGTGCTGCAGCAGGTGGCAAGATAAAGTGTTGGTAGTTCTCACCAAAGTGCTCTGCACCGCGCATGACAATCTCGTTCCAGTCGATACGGAGGGCGTCTGCTGGATTACCTGTACGCTCTGATTGGCCAACTGAGCTTGTCTGCCATGCCTGCATGTTTGTTACAAAGTCAAGGAAGTTGCGCCGCTTCTCGTCTTTACTGACCGGCTCAAATGATCCGTCATCGATCTTGATACCAAAGATACCAATCATATCTACAGGACGGATGATGTTGGAGATAGTCTCACCGTTCTTTGTGGTGTCGTAGATCACATCAGATACCATGAACTGCTGAGAGTTACTGCTCCACATCTCACCTACCTCACGCCAGCTACGACGGAAGTTTGCGCGCATAAAGCCAACCTTTTCAGCTGCCGCCTCCATCATACGGGTCACACCTGTTGCTGTACCCTGTGTAGAGTCTGTAGCGCTGTTAGGCACACCTGAGGCGTACTGAGAGATGGTAGCGTTTTCGATAGCACCATTGATGAGGTTCATAGCCATGTTCATGTTGTTGGCGTCTGGCTGAGGGAACTTGATCGGCGTTGGCCTTTCACCGCGGTAGATCAATGTACCAGCTGGGCTGATCACAAAGTCGTCAACATACGCAGATTCCTCAATGGCGAGCATACCGTCTGCCGTGTTCTCACGATCCATGAAGTGGTTGAAGATGTCATTGACTGCAGCCTGCATGGTTTCGCTGTTCTCAAAGATGGATTCGCCGAAGTATTGGTACGGTTTGCGTCGGATATAGAAAGCTACGAACGGGTATTTCTGATGCCAGTATGGGTTCTCAACGCGTGAAAGCTCAACCCACTGAGCCTCTGTGTTCCCGCCTGATTGAGCGTAGATAATGCACTCGTTCGTTTCCTTACTCCAACACTCAAAAATCTCTACCATGTTTGTGGTGGAGTCAAGTGCGCCTGGATCTTGTGTGTTAGACAGCCTGTTGCGGCCAGCCTCGTACTGAGCAAACTCATTGGTGACGAGACCTTTCCGTGCATTTTGCAGTGCCTTCTGGTCGATTGAGGTGTCACGCTCTAGCTCGTAGTAAGGCTTCTTGTCGTGGATGATGACCCATGGTGACTGCTGAAGGCTGCGTGCGCCTGGCATAAGGAATACGTTGAACACGTTCACGGCCTGCAGGGCGTTGTACCCCTCTTGGGCCTTGACGGTTTTCTTTACGCCGAAGTTTACCATGTCACCGTTTGCTGTGTATGAGTTGTACTGGGACGTCTTGGTAAGGTATGGGACACGCGCTACACCCTGGCCTGTGACTGCTGCATCAAGCATGACAGACAGAAGCTCGTCGGGGATGGAGTCACCTAGGAGTGGGTTATCAAAGTCGTACTCAAGCTTCATACGCACCCGCTCTGCACGCTTAGACATAACCTCCATGTACTTATTGAACTGCTCGGTTGAGAGCGTGTTCACAGGCAGTGTGCGTACTGATACCTCCCAGCCCGGACGGTACTGGATAAAGCGAGAGATAAGATCCCACACCTTTGAGGCGATGATTGGCATGTATACCTTAGATCGCCACGGCGCCATACGCTTGTTCTCGACGTGGGCGTACATGTCGTTGTACCACTTGCCCCACTTTTTGAACAGATCCTTTTGGTAATCCTTAGCGGTGTTATATCGGCTACTCCATTTCTGAACCTCTTGAACTGGAGTGGTCTTCTCTTTGTTTTCCTTTTTGGTTTCTTTTTTCTCATCGAGCCCAGCAAGCTGCGGTGTAGCTGGGAGCTGGAATTGTTTGTCTTGATTTGGTTGCATGCTACCTCTTTTTTTT